GGTCTCGGGCAGGCTAAAGGCGCGTGCCAGCAACAGCGCAGCCGCCCGCGCCGCTGCCACTGGACCGCCGTCAATCTCAACAGCTGTTAAATCCTGTGCCGTGCCTTGCCATCCGCCCCCCCGCAGACCGGCCACGATCAAGGCCAGAACATCACGGGTCGAGAAGGCGGCACTTTCAAAGCGTTGGACCAGATCCATGAGCGATCCGACCTCAAGCGTTTGCTCAAGTTCGGCAAGCGCGCCCAGCGTCAATTTCAGCACATGGCGCTGACCATCAAGGGTCAGCGCGACCTCGCCCGTCCACGGGTTTTCCATCAGACTGCCGTGAAGGTGATGGCACCAGCAGATGCCATGGACAGGTCATAGGTCGCCTCTCCGTTCAGAGTTCCACCATAGTCAACTGCGGTAATCTGAAACGGGCCTTCGATCACACCAAAATCGGGGATCACAACCTGAAAGTTCGGTGTCTCCCCATCAAAGAAGATCTGGCGGGCGCGTTCATCCGTGCCTTCGTCCTTGAACACGCCAGAGCCAGAGATAGAGGCCGATTTGACCCCAGCCCCGGCCAAAAGCTCGCGCCAGCCACCCTTACTTTCCAGCGAGGTCACATCGACGCTATCAGCGTTAAAGCTGATACGCTGCGCCCGCAGGCCCGCCACCGTGGTAAAGGACCCGGCCCCTGTCATATCCAGTTTGATCAGTAAATCCTTGCCTGCCTGCGCAACCATGGCGTTTTCTCCACGTTAATTGTTCAAATATCTTCCAGACGTGCGCGAAACGTCAGATCAATCTGGCGCACGGAATTCGTATCGACCCGCTTGGCCGTCGCCTTCTGAAACCGCAGACTGACCAAGTGACCGCGGCTCAGTGTCAGCGGTGCCTCATGCAGCGCTTCAGACACGGCGCCCGCCACATCCTTCGCCGCCTGAAAGCCCGCCTGATCGGAAAAGACCGAGATCGTAAAGATATGTTCGGCCCCCATCGCGGTGCTGTCAGACGCCTCGGTCACGGTTTCTGGCCCCAGGCTCACATAAAGCGACGGCAACGTCCCGCTGGGCAAGGCATCATAGATGGCCGCCCCCACAAGGCCCGTCAGGGTCGTGTCTGTCGTAAGTCGCTGATAAACGGCGGTTTGCAGAGCCGAAGACATTGCATAGCTCATGCCACAACCTCCTCATCCGCAAAGCAAGTCAGATAGAGGCCATCTGTACCGTATTCAGCCACGGCGGTGATCCGGAAGATCCGATTCCCTTCGCGAAAGCGTTGATCCGGCTTTGGGCGCGACGACGCACCAAATGGCGTAGCCCGTACCATGATCCGATAGCTCAGGCGCGACAGCGTGGTTTGCCCGCCCTCAGCCTCTGTCCCTGAACTGGCGCGCACATCGGCCCAAAGGATCCCCAAAGGCGACCAGCTGGACAAAAAGCCAACTGCCCCATCAGGCACCTCAACCGGTGCCTCCAGCACCAGCTTACGGCAGAGATTGACTGTACTCATGCCCCGCGCCCCGCAAAGATCCGCAGGGACCGAAATCGTTGGATCAGGGCACTCACCCCAAAGGGCAAGCCTGCGTCAGCCGCGCCCGCAGCTTGGCGGTGTTCATAGTAATGCGCCGCCAATAGGAAAACAGCCTGTGCCAGATCGGCTGGAATATCCGACCAGTTCGGTCCAAAGCCTGCAACAAAGGTGATCTCGCCAGATCCGCCATTGGGAACGCTCGGACGCGCAGACCCCGCAAAACGCACGCGCGGCTGCTGGGTATCGCGCACCAACCAATAGGACCCAGGGTCCAGAACCGTGGGCACATCATTCGCATCAAAAAGCTTCACGGACACAAGGGCTGTCACCGGGGCGACCGGCAAAAGCTGATCTAGCGGGTCGCGCCAGTCGGAAATAGTGTAGGAAAAGCTTCGTTCAATCAAAGCCTTACTGGTGCGCGCCTCAATTGCCGCTATGGCAGAGCGCAGGAAACTTTCCAAAATCGGGTCTTGTATCGCATCATCGGGAAAGCCCGTTCCCAACCGCAGATGATCCTTGAACTGCGTCACCGGCAGCGCCAGCGAGGGCACGCTGGTTTCTTCGACTAACATCATGGCCTCTCTCCGAAGGTTTCGTCCGTCAAACCGCCCCAGGCGGGGTGCAAAGAGGGCGCGCATGTCTCCCGGCGTTGCTCGGACGGAGGGGAGCAGCTGGACAACACGAGGGATGTTAGTGACATGCGCGCCGGGTCAGTCAGCGCCGAGGCACCGACCTATCGGGGTCAGCCCTAGCTGACCCCGAATTTCAACAGTTTGATAGCTGCAAAATCGCTCACATCCCCGCCAACGCGCTTGGTTGCATAGAAAAGGACATTTGGCTTGGCCGAAAACGGATCGCGCAGCACGCGCAGATCGGGACGTTCAGCGATGGTATAGCCGGCTGTGAAATCGCCAAAGGCAATCGCATAGCTGTCACTGGCAATGTCAGGCATGTCTTCGGCAATCACCACCGGATAGCCCAGAAGCAAGGCAGGCTCGCCAGCGGCCAGACCATCACTCCACAGGAAACGCCCGTCGCTGTCTTTCAACTTGCGCACAGCACCCGCGGTTTTAGAGTTCATCACAAAGGCACCATTGGCGCGATACTCCGCCCCCAACGCATAGACCAGATCGATGATTGCATTGCCGCTGTCAAATCCACCATCGACGGTGGTTGGGATGTACCCGATATTACCCCAGGCCCAGACATCGTTGTCGACGATTGCGTGGCACAGGAACCCTTTGGGCTTGTCCACACCATCGCCATTCACAAAGGCCGCCGCCTCGGCCCGGGCGAATTTGTCCGCAATCCGCGTGGCCAGCCAGCCTTCGATGTCAAAAGCGCTGTCATCCAAGAGGCGCTGAGAGGTCTTGGGCAGCGCGGATAACTCATGCAGCGGGATCGAGATGCGGTCGATCTGTGGGGTATCGGTTTCGGCTTGCGTCGTAGTTTCCGATGCCCAGCCCGACCCAAATTCGGCATGGTCCACCAAGACATCAAAGGACGTCGCCTCCACATTCACGACATTCGCAATCGACCGGATCGAGGCCGTGGATTTCAGCACGCCCTGAATGGTCTCTGCCGTCTGCGGATCCACCAGATAGCCGCCGTCACCGGCCACCGCCGTTGACATGGCCTTGCCTTCCAATTCCAGCCCGCGCAGGGCATCGTCATCGCCCGAGCGCAGATAGGCATTGAACGCCTTTTGATGGGGCGCATCAGCCTCGGCTGCCGTGGAAAGGGCCGGACGTCCGGCAGAAAACATCTTGCGATCAAGCATGGTCAGTCGCTCTTCCTGTTTGTGAAACTTGGCTTCGATATCAGTCTGAAAGGTTTTGAAATCGCTCAGAAATCCAGTCAGAGCCGATCTCATCTCAGAGGCCGGGGACAGACCTTCCCCGGCCCGAGCTTTGGTCTCGGATATGTGCATCAAGCACTCCTCTCGCTTCTCATTGAAAATGCGGGGCTAAAAGCGGCCCAGCATCTGACGCGCCTCTTGGAAAACCTGCGCGAGTTCCCGCATCGCATCTGCCGCCTGGGTCTCGCCCTTGGTGCCGACGCGTGCGTCTGACAGCATCGGAAAGGTCACCAGCGACACCTCCCACAGCTCCAGATCCGCAAGCCGCCTTTGGCCGCCTGCATCCCGTTTGGCGCGCACGGTTTTATAGCCGATTGACAGGCCATCAATGGCCCCGGCCTCCACCAGTGTCGCCGCTTCCTTGCCCCGCTTAATCTCCGTCAGCAATCGGCCCTTCACATAGAGCCCCTTGTCATCCTCGCGCACCTCGTCCCAGACGCCGATGGGCTGGGCCGGGTCATGCTGCCACAGCATTTTAACCCGCCGTCCCTCGTCCTCAATGGCCGCGAGCGAGCGTTGGTAAGCCCCCGGTGCCACCACATCCCCGCCCTGATCGGTTTTGTCAAAGAGCGATGCATAGCCTTCGATCACGGTGCCATCGGTCACCTTGAGCGTCTCATCGAATTGCTGGAACTTGCGCTCCAGCCCTGTGATCTGATCCATATCTGTCATCCGTTACTCCGTGAGGGGTGGCAGGCCCAGAAGCGCCCGTTTTTCCGCATCCGTCAGGAAGGCCGCATCGGCCACCCGCCGCCACTGGGCATCGCGTTCGGTGGCCAGGGCTGGCACCTGATCGAGATCTGGTTTTAACTCAAGTGAGGCCCCTGTTGCCTGTGACAGCCAATCAGCGACCGCAGCGGTCACGCGGGTGGCCAGTGGCAAAACCGTGAGGCGATAGAAGGCGCGATTGGCCTCTTGGTAGTTGGCAAAGGTCGCCTCGCCTGGAATGCCCAGCAACATCGGCGGGACCCCAAAGGCCACCGCAATCTCGCGCGCCGCCGCCTCTTTGGTTTTCTGGAACTCCATGTCCGAGGGTGAGAAGCCCATGGGCTTCCAATCCAGCCCCCCTTCCAGCAGCATCGGGCGGCCAGCATTGCGCGCACCCTGATAATTCGCCTCCATCTCGCCTACCAGACGGTCATATTGATCTGGCGACAGGGCCGCCTGCCCATCCGCACCCTTGTAAACAATCGCGCCAGAGGGCCGCGCCGCATTGTCCAAAAGCCCCTTGGACCAGCGCGACGCCGCATTGTGCACATCAACTGCCGCGGCCGCGGCCTGAAGCGGGGACAGGCCATAATGGTCATCCTGCGGATGAAAGCTCTTGATATGACAAATGGGCGCGGCCCCACCACTCATATCAAACCGATGCTTCCGCCCACCCACATTGTATTCATAGGCGATGGGCCAGCCATCCCCACCAGGTACCAGATGCATCCGGTCAGACCTCAGAACATGCAGCTCCAACGGCACCTCGCCCTCGCCCACAGCCTCAAGATACCCGTTCCCCGACAGCAACAGCTGGCCATACAGCGCCTCAAACAATTCCGCACGCCCCTGCGCGGCATTGGGTGACTGGATCAGGGACAGGATCGGATGGGTCTCATAGCGTCGGTCCGCATCCTGCAAAACCAAGGGCAAAGCCGCCGCGGCCTCGGCAATCAGCTTGACCGCCCGAAACCCGATAGGATTACCAGAAAACCCGGTTTTGGTCAGCGACACCGTATCCCGCGGCGACCAGGCCACACGGCCCGAACCATGATAGGCAATCACCGGCCCGGTGGCCGAGGCTTTCTGCTCCGGCGCTTCCTGTTTTCGAAAGAAGTCTAATAGCATGCATCACTCCTTTGGCCGGTGCCGCAGCAACCGGGCATCCTGTTTCGGATTTCGGGTTCATGGGTTGAAACAGTCGCGCACCAACCTCCGCGGCACCGCGATTTCTTCTTTATCCAAATACTCCCGCCGGAGGCTCCGACAGGTGTCAGTGGGACTACAGAACACCTGCTGGGCGCGTCAAAGCACCCGCATCTGCGGGCGGCGCCACTGGGCAACAGGGTCGATCATCAGATCCTGCAGGGCCCAAACCAGCGCATCCACGCGATCCGGGCTTCCCGTGCCTTGATGGCCCCGAACCGTCATCTGGCACATCTGATCTTCCAACGCCGCAAGCCCTTTGAGATGGGACACCCGTCCCTGCTCATAAAGCGCTGCAATAGGTTCGGCGCGGGCGACTTTCCCGCGCGAGGCGCGCACCGCACGATAGGGCACCAACGGATCAATGCTGCGCACCAGGTTTTCGACCAGATCACCGCCCTGATTGACCTCGGCCACCAGCCTGTCCCCGCCATGGCGCGCCATCGCATCAATCGCCGCCTGCGCCCAGACCTGCGGGGAGGCTGCAGAAACGCTGGCATCTTCCAAGACCACCGCCTTCCAGGTTTGCGGTGCGCCGTGTGTGGACGCCCCAACCACCAGAATACCGCACTCATCCGACCCTTTGTGACCTGTCACAGGGGGATCGACGGCCACAACAATGCGGTCCAGCTCGGGCGCTTGATCCAGCCGCCCAGCCTCTAGGGCGTTAAGTGTCCAAAGCGCGCCTTCGGCATCTTCCAGAAGCTCGCCTTCCAGCTCCTGCCGCCCGATCCGGGTGCCCGCATAGCGCGCCTCAACCGCTTCCAAAAAGCTCTGCGCCAGATGGGCACGGTTGGCTTGCGTCGTGGCGTGGGTCACAACGGTTGAACTGTTGGCCAGAATGGCCTTCAACACCGCCACATTCTTGGGGGTCGTCGTCACCACCTGTCGGGGGTTTTGGCCCAGACGCAGTGCAAATTGCAGCATATCCCAGGTCTCTTCCGCCCGCTTCCATTTCGCAAGCTCATCCACCCAAGCCGCATCAAATTGCGGGCCGCGCAGGGCTTCGGGATCATGGGCCGAAAAGGCCTGCGCCACGGCCCCATTGGGCCATTCCAGTTGCCGTCGCGTGGCCACCCATTTCGGCCGACGATCCGGGGGGGAACAGGCGATGATCCCGCTCTCCCCTTCGATCATCACACCGCGGACCTGATCATAGGTCTCACCCACCAGCGCCACCCGGCGCGACCGCCCCGGATCAAGCGGCGATGCCCCTTCAACCTCGGCCCGGACCCACTCGGCCCCAGCGCGGGTTTTCCCGGCCCCGCGCCCGCCCATGATCACCCAACTGCGCCAGTCACTTTCTGGCGGCAGCTGATGCGGCATGGCCCAGAACTCAAAGAGCCAGGGCAAGGCCAAGATCTCATGCTCTGCGAGGCTGTTGA